AAAAGAAATGAAAACAGATGATAACGTCTGCCCGTATACCTCTTAGAAGAGGTAAAGACCTCGAATGGTCAGGTCATCTACTACATTGTTCTTTCCTATTTTCTTGTTCATAGTTTACTTTTTCTTCTTTTTTTCATGTTTCAATCTTGGAAGGCACAAAGGGTGGAATTTTCTTGGATTATTCCCTCTCGTTGATCTAGTTTCAACTTCATAGGGAAAACAGGCAGGTGCAATAACTTGAACAAATCACAGCTCTTTTTGAATTCTTTGACTGTAAGATGAAGATCAAATTTGTCTAAAAATGCGTCTATAGCATTGGGAGAAGGACTAACAGGGGAAGATGGGAAAAGTCTGAATAACATACGGATCACTTGGCTAACCAAACTTAATTGGGAGTTAAGATGAAGATTTTTAGTTCTGATATGAAGGTCTCGGAATGAGACTCTGAGGTAATTCAGCTCCTTTTCCGAGTAAGAGTCCCAAGAGAACGGGAATGCTGTGGATAGACTGAACATCACCCATTGATGAAGAGCCTTATCTTCTATCATCAGGCTAACCCAGATGAGGAAGCCACATATCAGGCACCCGGCAGATGTCACGGCTGAGTCAGAAGGTATGGGCACTGCAGTTATGTGGCCCCTAGTCAGTTTCAATATAGAATTTAAGGCCACCATTACGATTACATAGACAGTATTGGTTGAGTTGAAGAGTTTTGCTGGGTTCCTAACCATCTCTCCCAATGTTGCCGCCACTCCTGTCTCCACTCCGAGGATCAAGAAAAGGGTACTACTCTCAACAAATGGATCAATAGTATATCTCGAAGGAACACCCTTCATTCCTTTGAATCTCATAACTCTGAGGGCTCTTTCAAATTCATCTTCTGGTGATCTGAATGCTGGAAACTTGGAAGTCTCTTCAATAAGTGATCTCATATCCGGAATTAGCTTCAAGTTCTTATCTGAAGGGATCTGCATAACAACATAAACCTCTGAGGTGTGGGAAGAAGAATAATCGGTCCAGCATAGATCGACTTTGCTAAAAAACTGTCCTATCTCTATCAAAACCCGGCTGCTAGGACTCAATATCTGTTTCAAGTAAGTCTTGTATATCAATGTGCCTTGTGAGGACAAGATACTCAAGATGTTAGATGCAACATTTTGAATAATCTGAATATTGTCGGCATCTTCTGCTTGCTCCATGTCGAGGACTATCAAGTCAATTTTGAGATGATGTTTTGTCTTGAGTTGTCGGAAATAACTCCAGGTAGAAGGCTGCGTTAAGTCATTGGGGTGCTTCCATGAGTCACGAAGATTGACACACCTGTCACTAATTTCAGGGAGCAGTTCTATTGCAGATGGACCCGATGGAGAAGCTCCTTTCAGGCAAATTCCTTCTAGATTGAGTAGACTATTGAATATAAGCCTACTATTGGGGTTGTTTCTTAATAGCCAAGATCCAATTCCTCCAGAGCCGTCTCCCCCACAGAGAACATCATGATACGAGATATTCATATTCTTTATTATGGATCTAATCTTATAGTGAGATCCTGTAGCACACTGAAACAGTCTCAGGCCTGATATGGTCGGATCTTGAATCCTAGGAATGGTGTGGGAGCTATGAACATGCACCCTGTTGGTATATACCACCTCTGTCACATGACAATCACATATAAACTCCTCTGACCAATCAGACAAATTAGATGAGATTTCTCTAATTTCTGGGACCATGTTCTTCGCTGCATGTCTCAGCTCACTTTCGACTCTATAAAATTTCTCCTCTAACGGCAATCCGGTCAAATTCTGTTCCAAAGAGGGATCCCTTACAGAAGTCAAATATCCTTTAAACTCTCTCAATTTGTTTGTTGACTTCGAATCTATTACCCTCTTATATAGGAACTTGGTTACTGGGGCAGATATCATCAATGAACCAACTAATCGGGTATCATTAACATCAGAGAAGATCCAGACGGTACTTGGGTCTGGAATGTACGCGTCATTCATAATACACCACTGCTTAAACCTCAGTTTTAAGTATGATCTCCCCAGGGACCCCAGGTCATAATTAGATAATGGGTAAGAACCTGGAATTTTGTGAGGTACTCTACTAAATTCTTGAAGAAAATTCTTTCCCCTCCAAAGATTAACCACGGCCGGATCCAAGCTCAGCTCCTCTATGATCCACAAGACTGTTCCTAACAAGGTAGGTCTCGGCTTTTTAAGGTTCATAACCGATCTCCTTGACAACGAGTTCAACCCAGAGATTCGAAGGATTCCGTCCAAAAGTCCATCCATGAAGGAGTCTGGATCTAACTTTCCGTTAAGGGATAAGGGAAATAAAGCAGTTTGTTCGGTCAGAGCTCTGTTTGATACAAGAGTATCTCCAAATATAAAACCTTGAATTCTTCCCATATGATAAGATTTCTCTCGTTGAGGTAACAATTCCCAATCTCCCAATTCCAGAACTGGTTTATTCCTGACAATACTCCAGGGAGACGCTTCAGGTTTCCAATGAGAAACGGTTTCACTAACATCTGGGTGGATATACACTTCATCACAAGAGAGAGTAGGGTTTTGTATCTCTCTGATACAATCCTCACAGTTAAAGTGGAGGTGGTAGACCCCCTGTGTGGGATTGTCCTCATGACACTCCCCAACAGTGATCTGGGAAAATAAAATCAGACTTTGATACATAAAGTCATAGTTCACTTCATTGATCTCCCCCATCGTATCAGTAGTGGTCACCATCCTGGTGAGTTTTGCCGGGGATTGAGCAGCATATCCTCCACAGCTTTGTCGAGTACAACAAAATCTGTGTAAACCGCATCCTGATCGTCTGAAGCCCATAGTACCTGCGGTCCAATCTTCTCCTGTCAGCCCTTCTAATATTGAAAAGATACTTTGAGCCAAAGGGGTTCCAGGGTCAACGAACCAATGAATGACATTTCTTAATCTACATGCCCGGTCTATTAACGGTATCTTAGTCTCTCTTTCCCAGGGATGGATTATGCTGGTCGTTTCTGAGGTTCGAGATCCAAGATAAGCAGGGTAAGGTCCTCTTTCAGCCAAAGGATCTTCCATACCTTTGGGAACGACGGTAATCAGATGATGACGTTGCACGCCAGAACTTTCACAGATCTTACACACACTATCATTCAGGGTAGACCACTGCAGCAATTCTATAGGGTGAGGGATCGTTGCCCCCAATACAGGACGTCCCCAAGAGACCCTTCTAAGAGTATCAGCATGTTCACTGGAGCAGTCCCAAAGGGTGGATGGTGTAGTGGACCAATGTGTAGAGTGCATATGGCTTAGAGACTGGGTCTCACTCTGGACTATGATGGTGTCTATCTTTTGAGACATCTTCGATCGAAACACATTTCGAATAGTTCGAGAATTCTCAAACAGACCAATGATTGCCTCTGTTATGCCCAAGTAAGAGGCACTTTTGAATTCACTGAGGAAACGCGGAAACAGAGGATTGATGAGATACAGAAATTGAGTCAATGCCTCATTATGGTCTTTGGAGTATTGGACTGCGTCACGGATAAGCCTGTTGGGGATGTGAGCCGCCTTGTCATATAATGAGGAACGAATGACCTCCTTCATCATACTGATGGGACTGATACTGTTCTTCAAGTTCAAGGTTAATGGGTCCTCCAAGAGCTTATTGAAGCTTTTGAGTGAATGCTCAGCCAACCGGGGGTGTCCCAGAGACAAGTATAGATTTCTGTATATGGAGTTGCTGTTTTGGTAAATCAACTTCCAAAAGGAAAGGCTTTCTGACACGGGGTCGGGAAACATCCTGATGAGAAACCTGTTTAAGGACATTCCAGATACTCCTCCTAAGCAAGGGTCTAAGTATAGTGCCTTGACAATATATCCGTGTCTCCCTTGGGGGTCCTCAAACCCTCTTATATGGTGTATTCCCCTTCTCATTGCAGGGTTGTGCATATCAATTAAATTTCTAACAAAGTTCCCGGCCCAATTCAAGTGCACTATTGTATTCTTAGGAGACAAAGAAGAGTATGCTATCGTCAGTGCATTGGAACTGACAGTAGACATAACATTTCCTAGGCTGGGTAACTGATCATTAGTCACACAAGCAGCCCTAGACCATCTTTTTGTCTCTAATGGGTATATGTTTCCTCGGATTATCGGTATTTTACCATAATTGGTGAAATCAGCAGATTGCATTGTCTCGTCTTGATTGATTTTCAGTCCAAGCTTTATTATTCCACTTTCTATGGACTTCATAATCTGATCGTTATTGATCCTGATTCGTTCCAGATTACACTTAAGCTCTCTTTCATCTCTGTAATCCTGCATCTTGTAGTTGGTGAAGATAATTTGGTTGTCCCCTTGAGCCAAAAGAGCAAGCTTGGTGTTTCTATCTCGTCCCTCTCTGGCAATCGATAATGCATTCAAAACACTCCATCCTTTCTGCCTTAATCCTTCCAATCCCCCAGCTTGTCCGTTCCACACTACTCTCTCTTCAGTGCGATTCACTATCATCCCGTTCTCTACTACCATCAAATCCGGCCTATCATTGTAGTAAATGATGCTTTTCTGGAAGAACTCATGTGTTCGATATATAAGATTTGGATACCCCAGAAACTGTCCCATGACTTTGAAGACCGGTCCGTTGGACTCAATCCTTTGATAATTGTTCCACTTCTCATAATCCAAATGGTTAGCATAACTAATTTTGTCGTATCCACTTAACCCTTGACCCGAGGAGGTGTCCAGCATCTTCTTGGTGAGGGTAGTCAAGTCATCAGCCATAGTCAGTCCCTTAAAAAGAGGGAGGAAATGGATCTTTATAAGATATTCCGTTACGACAAAATACTCTCTAAGTACCCAAGAAAGCAGGGAGAAGAATCTTCCCTGTGCTTTTAGTTCCCTCTCTTTCGCCTTAAGGCCAATGATCAAATGCTTCAGCTCTATTCCGTATTTATCTACTTCCTCCAAGAACTTTTTCCAGTTGGTAGCCCCGCTATTGATCATTGTTTCTAAAACCTTTCTCGTAGGAATTGATCCCAGCCTTTTTGATTCTAAGAATGCAATCACTTCATCCCTGGTCATTGAATGACTTTTGTCTGCATAAATTTGACTAGGATCTATTAGGTCAGGGACGTCGAAACAGGCGATCAAGGGTAGCTTGTGCCAATTGTCACCGAAATCGAGTATTTGCTTTGGGGTAGGCCAGGTCCCATCTGTGATGTGAGCCTTGAGACTGTGGTCAGAAGGGAGCAAAGTGAGATCTACGTACCACCGAGAAGTCTCTTTGAACTTTGTCTTTAAAACTTTGTAAGCAAGATCACTTGCAAGACATTCGGCATATTTTTCATCAACCTTCAAATGTTTTGTGACTTGTTGGTGAAGCTTTTTTAGTCCTTCCAATGCTTGAATAAAAGGGTGCCCCCAATGGCGGAATGCCCCATAGTAAGCCAGAATTAAATTAATGGATTCTGTTTGCTCTATTATCTTGTATAACCTCATCAGCCCAGGAAGGGTAGGTGATAGCTCATAGATCTTTTCGACAACATGAGTCTTGAAGGCAGTGTATGGCTTGATCAAAGGCCTCGCTTTATCTGCTATTTCGACCATTTTCATATTACATGTCGGCTCAACCATTTTGATGCCTGCATATGCCTCTGAACCAGAGTGATATAACATGTTGTCTCCGGCCTCATACAAATCCTGCAATCGCCTCCAATCAGTGACTTGGTATTTGTTGTCCACCCTCTGGGTCATACTACACAGGGCATGAAATCTGGCTGAGTACATGTCCTTCATCATTAACAACATGGATCGATCCAAAACCCTCTGATAAGTGGCAAAGTGGATATAACCCAAACAGATGTCTATTTTTCCGAAGGATGGGGTTATAATATGAAAGCCGGCTTCAAATGTAGAAGGTTCTTCTGAGAAAGTTATGATTTTCTTTAGTTCTTTGACTTCATCCATATTGCAGGCATTCAACAACAATGTGACCAAATGTAACTCTAAGAACATAGCCCCCCACCTTTCTATCTCTGGACATTGGGTCTCTCTCTTGGGATTATGAACAGTTTCTTTTATCCAACCCTTGAAAAATGCTGCAGGAACATCAAAAGTCGACATAGAGTCCTTATAAGTTTGGGCAAGTATTTTTCGGATCTGTCTTAAACTAGGGCGGAGATCCATGTTCATCTTTCCCACCCATTTATGGAAATTTTCCACTCCATGTATGGGTCCTCTTTTAGAAAATGCCAGGCGGCGTTTCTTCCAGAGCTTGTCGCTCCAGCGCCTCTGGTACGGCTGTCCGTTTAAGTATCGAGTGAATTCCCCAACTTCGTCGGGGAGTAATGGTGAATTAAGAGAATAATCTACATTGTTCAACATAGTCATCCTCTTGTGGAAGAACTCATATCGGAATTCTTCGTTTTCAATATCTGTACAAGAATAGGAATCGAGGAGACCATAATCTGTCTCATCATCTCCAAAACCCTGTACAAAATCCATGGTGATCTAATGGTCAGATCATGAGAACTTACAAACTAATTGTAGTTCTGTTGCCGATTTTTTTCATGTAATCTGGGAGTTCAGTTCCATCTTATTTGAGCTATGGGGCCGAAAGAGGATTGGGGTGTATAGATCACAGGGAAATCCCTTATGGGAGCCTCCGCAGGAGGCTTGTATGATCTCCTCCTCCATAAGATGATTATTATAATGACCAGTGCACCCAGCCCGACAAAATAAGGCCATATGGAGAAACTAAAGTCAGGAACTAAGCTTCCGACAACCGAATCAAGGGTTCTACCGTGATGTTGTTCAACTTCCTCGGTGGCTGGAAGGCTCAAGAAGGTCTCTTTCACATCTTTGGGATGGGAAATATAATTGGGGTTAAGTTCTACCTCAGTCATTTGATGATAAAACTCTTCGTCTATATCTAATAAAGGGTTGTACACCTTGTCCTTGTATACTTTGATACCGTTTGGTAGGTAACAGCCGTTGAAGTTGGCACAAGGACATTGATCAGGGGTTAAGTGAACAGGTATCACTCCTTCATCAGTCACTGCATTTATGACACAAGATCTACAGGAGTGACAGTTGGCAACATAACTATGCACCAACATATATTTATACTGTCCTACCAGTACTGACCGATTTGAGGCGACATATCCTGATCCAACTCCTGATATTTGAGGAGAAAGAAAACCTAGATCATACCTAGTCACACTTAGGCCTCCCTTAATTCGGGCAACAACCTGCTGGCATTTGTCAAGGAGAAATATCTTCATGAGATCCAATTTGGAACTAGTAATTTCGGAGTTCATATTATCTGAAACAATTGTCAAATCTTTCTGACAGACCTGGAAGAGATTGTACATTTTAACAATTGTGCTGGGAAAGTCAGATGAGACGACTACAAAATGACCAGTCCGGAGCACCATCCCTCTATGCCCGCAGAATGAGAAATCTCTACATGCGCCTTCGAGGCTTACACCAGGCACATAGTTGCTGTGGAGAATTACAGAGGATGGTGTTTTTTGATCCCCTAAACTCATTCGGACATCAGCTCCTATCATTTTTGGACATGTCTGATTAAGATCCCCCTCAGAAACCCATAGCATGTCAGCATATTTGGTTTGGCAGATTTTGGAGGAACATTTCCCACGATGTAAGATCTCATCTATATATTCCATCTCATAGGGGTTCAGCCGAACATGCTTTCCCTGAATGTCAAAGATCTCTTTCTTGACGGTGTTAGTGGACATCCAGCCACAATCTTTTGTCAGCTGGGTATCTTTGTCCAGCTTATCCTGGAGCCAAGAGTTGACGGCATCGACACACTCAGAAGGAGTGACAGGGACTGATCTAGAGTCTTTCTTAACAGTCTCCATCCAAAGGAAATTTTCAGAACAAGTGAGGGTGTACTCTTTCTTAGAACAGAGATAACCCTGGATGGGAACAGGATTGGAATCAGGATGGATGGATCGAACCACCACAGAGCTAGATGTGGTGGGGTATAGTGCACCCGGGCCTAGTCGGCATGACAGATGATGCTCGTTGATGGGTCTGGGAGGGGTGATTTCTTTAATGGGGAGTATAAATTGACCCACAGAAGAGGTCATAACCAATAGCATCAAGCAGAAAATAGAGGGAAACATCTTAATATCTATCGATATATCTGTTAAGGGAGCTTTTTTTTCATGGAGTGAAGAAGGCTATTTAGGTTAAGTCATACATCAGTTAAAAACAGCATCTCCATTAGTTATCTCCACGTTGTCAATCATGAACATCTCCTTTAGGATGTCTAAACCTGGTTTGTCGTTAGCTGTACTATCTTTAGAGTAATATTGAAAGAAAGGCCTTCCCTTTCGACGACTAGGAATCATCTTTAATTTGAACCTAATTGTGATCCTATTAGGACCTTGTCCTAAGACTTTGAACCAATCAATATTGCACTCTGTTCCTTGATAATTTCCTCCTGATATGGTATAACTCATAAGTTCATCAAGCTCTACGGCATAATGGAATCCATCTTGTCTCCGGGCAATCGGCTTCAAATTTACACCAGCTGAAGCGTATAGAAGCAAAATGATTGGCTTCATGAAGATGGATCCCTCATATCTATCTGACATGATCGCAAGCTTCTCTAGCAGATCTACCCCATTCTCCACTTCCTTTTGGGTGATCACAGTCAGGTGCATGGATGTATACCAAGACAGACTGTTTTGGACAGCAAGCTCCGGTTCCGTCAGAGGGGCACTCCAAGGACTCTGTTCATCTTCAGAAGGTCGATACGGATTCCATAACTCTACCTCTGTGGAGGGAGGGGAGGTCGGGCTTGATGGTTTCTTAGATCTCCAGGTAAGACGACGCATTATGCTTCAATATATACAAATTATGCTTAGTTCTGTTGCTATATTTTTTTTCAAGTTGTAGGTACATTCAAGCTAATTCATATAAGGAATGAAGGGTCTGACCATACTCCAATCTACACAACAGATTTTCTATAAACTCCTGTGTTGGCTGATCCAAGCCTTGTTCATTAACCTCATTAATAAGGTCTTCGGTAACCCCTCCTACTCCAATCTTGAGGGTGTAAGTTTGTTCCGGTTCATAAATTCCAACTAATTTCACTCCTTTCATAAACTCCACAACAAGGGCGGATCGTTCTCTCTCTCTGGAGGTGGATTCAGTTGGGGGTAGAGGCCCAGATCTTTTAGGCATGGAAGTTGACGGCTGGGCTTGCATAGGAGGAGTAGAAGTCTCTTGGGGAGGTTGCAAGGGAGGAGGAGGAGGAGTCGCCTCTTTAGGCTTTGGAACCATCATATATTTTATCCTTGGAAGAGATCTATCTATGATCAGATCTTTCAAAGCCAAATCAATGGCTTCAGTCACTTTCCTTGCCAAATCTATCTCCATGTAGGGGAGTACCAGTTCAATCATATCTTCCTCTGGAGGAGGAGGGGGAGGAGGGTCCATCTTGACCGTGTCATTTGATGAAACAGAGGTCTGGGAATCAGAGTCTGATGAGTGTTTTTGTTCCAATTCTTTCTGGAATGCATCCCCCAAATCTTTAATGTTCCCTTCTTCATCAGACATAGCCCACGAGGTTCTTCTCGGATTAGTTGCTACTGCCAATTGCCCCTGTTCCGCAAAAGGGCTGTTCCTATATTCCTTAGTCAAGTAGCCTTTTCCTGATGCAAAGAATTTTTTCGGACCGGTCAGGTTCCTGAGCTCCATTGAGGGGTAGATGTAGTTCTGTTGCTTCATTTCGGAGGGTCATCTTTTTTTCAAGTTAGAAATGATGTTGAACATAGTGTCCAATGGTGCCTTCTCGGGTCTCTCCCATTTCAGCTTTGGATCTCTCTACAAAGGCCCGCATGTTGGGTGTCAATTTGAAGTCATATGACTGCATATAAGCATACCACAGAGCCGCATTCTGGGTTTTCGGTTCTAGGTCTTCTGGTTTGTTGATGTTCAGATTCCTTTTCTGGACAGCAGGCCCTCCTATAGCCTGGTATTGCTTGGCCATCTTAAATGTGTTGCTGAAAACATAAGCAATAATCTTGGCGTTGCAAGAATTGTTAATTATGTTCTTATCTGTGGTTTTCTTGGCGTTCATAGATCTTTGAACATGAAGCAGGCTTCCTATAGCATGGATTAGGAAGAAGATGTTCTCATTTGCAGAGGCAGAGTAATGTGTTCGATTTACCAATCTAAGATCTGATTGATACGGGAAATAAGAGTCTGGTTCTAAAGTCTCTTGCCCGTGTCTTGCCATCGCCTCTGCTTCAGCTGCAATTGGGGCAGTGAAAATCCAATCTAAGAATTCGGACTCATCAGGCAAACATAATACTTCTTTGATGAATCCCAAAGACATCAGTGCCGTGCAGTCCTTAAACCGAGAAGTTAAAGTGCAAATTCTAAGTTGACTCTGCACCAGAGTCGGAAATTTGCTCAGAAACATATCAATGGCAGCTACCATTCTTGTAAAGTCTAAACTTCCCGCCCAGTCTTCTGATGTGAAACTGGAAGGATATCCTCCCTTCTTGTAACCGTACTGATGCATTTGATCATATATCCTTTTCTGGATGATCTCTCTGTAAGAATCTAGCATCCCTGATTTTAATCTATGCATCGACAATAAGAGGCATATTATCCAATTGTCATCAGACTTGGCTATTCCCTCCAAGGAAGGGTGATCGACCCCTGAATCAGAATCTAATTGAACATCAATTAGACTCCATGGTGTAACCTCTTCATTTGGATCTCCAAACTTGATCCCAAAGGATTCCCATTTCTTCGTCAATACGGTCTTTACATTAAGAAAATACAAATAGATGAAATAGAGACTTGGCGCCAACCGCAAGTTGTTGTTAGACAGCCCACTATTAATAACTGCCCGAATGTTTTCTACATTAAGCCCCTTAACAGATAATACCACCTTGGGCTTGTTCTTGTTGTTCACGAAATACTCAGAGGGGTATTGGGCCGGGACTTGAGGATGCGGCGCCAGTAAGGTGACCTGGGTCCTGGTGAGGTCACCAACCTTAAAGAATTGCTTCTTCGACATTTCGAGGTAATTCTGTTAATGAATTATTTTGCACATAGCCGGCGTCATTGTCTTTCATGTCTTGTTTTCTACCGTACCGCAAGTTGTTGTTAGACAGC